CTAATAAAAATACTGGTGATGAACTTTTTTTCAACATTTGTTAGTCCAGTTTATCCTTATTCGACTATTGATCAAATTGATAAACCTTATGATTCTGCTAAAGATCAATTAGCTACTTATAAGAACTCACCTTTGAGCGTTATAAGTTCATGCTTCTCTTATTGGAGAGGACGTTTGGAATATCGATTTGATTTAGTTCATCCTTTCATGGTAACCGGAAAACTTTTCGTCTGCTTTATTCCCAGAGCAGATATGACAAAGAATGATACTAGATATTATACATATGAAAAATGTAAAACATTTGAAGGTATGTATTTTGATCTAGGGGAAGTTACAAGTTTTACTTATGTAACTCCTTTCCTTACAAATATGCCATGGTTAAATACCGAACCATCATATTTCCATGCAAACATTGGTGTAATTCGAATGTTTGTTGTTAATACATTACGTTGTGGTAGTGTATCCTCACAGATTGAAATAAATGTTTTCGTCAGAGCTGCGAGTGATTTTTCACTTGCCATACCAACAATACCTCGTATGGCGCCATCGTTTGATAGAAACTATATTAGAGATCTTAAAGAATATACTATTCCAGCTAGTTGTTTTAAAGGAGGAGCAATAAAACTTGCTGACGGGATGGAGCGTTATTTCCCCTACGCTAAAGATACAGCGGGAAAACTAGCTGTAATTACTCCAGAAGTTAAGGAGTGTTGTATACTTCGTGTTCACGGGGACATAAAAGTGTACATATGGAAAGACGGAGTACTTGATGCTACAATTCAAGTTGGGTATATCATGATGATATATGGTGAAGGAACAACAAAGCCTGATTGCTTTGTTCCTCTTGAGAACCACTTTGATCAATTCGAAATTGCTTTTAGCATTGTTGAAGCTATGAATAGCAAAAAGACTTTATTTGCTAATGAAATCAAGAAATATAAATTGAATGAACTATTCATGCAATTTATTACAATTCCTTTAAAGGAATCTTTTGAACAATGCTCTGAAGCTGGAACTGGTTTAATTGTTAACAGTCCTTTTAAAGTGAAACATCAAGCAGGTGAACCTGTTATTGATCTCCATAGAAGTGTCCCTCATGATTCGGTTTACTTTTATAATGAAAGTTTTTCCGATCTTAAAGATCTAATGAGAAGATACCAATTTTATTGTGATCATACATTTAAGGCTGTTGGCAAGGAGAAAGTTGGGTTGGTTAAAGTTCGAATTCCTATTATTCCATCTGGATTAGTAGTAGATTTACAAGATAAAGAAATTTCTAAAGAACTTGATTCTGAAATTTACAATAAAACCCGTGGAGGTTTGATACCGCTAATAGGATCTGGTTTTAGATTCTACAGAGGTGGAATGCGTTTTAAATTTGTATTCTCAGTTGAACAATTGACTACGATTTATATTACTCATGTTCCTGATAGAGCTACGAATGTTAAGATTTATGAACCTAAGGACAATAGTGCTTATAGTTTTAATCTAACTGGGTATGCTATGCATGGACAGAGTGCTCATATAAATAATGTAATTGAATTTGAGATTCCATATTATAAACGTTCAAATTATCTCTGGGCTAATAAGACCTCTCAAAAATCCGCGACTTTATCTAATCTAGGACATATAGATATTGCATTGGTTAGTAAGAACGATCAAGCTATCAATGTACAGTGCTTTTATGCATTTGCTGATGATTCTCGATTCACATCATTTCAGGGTTTCCCTACAAACATCAATGTTACAGAAGTACCAATGGGACCTAAGTTTGAAGAAGATTTTGAGCTTGTGGAATGGCAGATGAATGAACAACAACCAGAGTGTAGTAATCCTCCACCTAAAATTGACAACAGCAAAACCAACTCGAACATATTGGCCATGTCTCGTGAAGAGATAAAAGAAATATTGAAGGATTGGGATGAACTTGGTGTAACAATACAAATGGTTTTAGATTTCGGTAAATGGTTAACTGATGAAGAACTTAAAGCTGAAATTAAACAGATTGCTGTACCTCGTGATCTACTTGATAAACTTAAGACAGATCAAAAATTGAAAGATCTTTTTAGGGATTTCTTACATTATACTGGAGTTATGCCTTCTGATTGTCAACATAGTAAACTTCATGGAACTAACTGTTTGGACTATGATTGTACATATGTTGATAATAAACATTTCTTTGCTAAGAACGGAACACCACATAAGGAACTCAAAGAAGAAGAAACCCTATGTGTTGATAAGAGATGTTGGTTGAAGACAAAAGCTGGTGAGAGGTATATTAGGAAATGGATCAAACATAACTTTACAGGCAGACATAAAATTGATGCACGTGAAGTACCACCTGCATTCATGCCTTATGTGCTTGTTGTTTATCCAGATCTAGAGATTACAGAAATACCTTGTGAAGAAAAAGATATTCCAGAAGAAGTTAAGAAAGACTCAAAGAGTTTCCTCAAAAAGATCAGAGATAAATTACCATCATGGGTCAGTCTCGAAAATCTTAAGAAAGTTGTTAAGTGGATCGGAAAAGCTCTTTTAGTTATAGGAGCTTTCTTTGGAGCATTTTGGGTTGGAAAGAAAGTTTTCGGAGGAAGAGGAAAAGAAGAAGATCCTGACCATCAATATATCAAAGGTGATGATATACCCCACAAAAATCTTAAAAAGAAAGCTAATGCTGTTCTTAAAGCACCTTTGAGTAATTCAAAGGTAGGCGCTTCCAAGAATAGTGTTAAATATCAGCTTTCTCAAAACATTGAAGATTCCATATTAGCCATAAGAAGAAATATTTTTTCTTGTGAGTTGTTAGCTGATATGAAGAATGCTGGTAAATTGAAATGTCTTGCGGTTGGCGGTAACAAATTCATCGGAGTTAAACATTTCTTCGATAAAGCTAAAGGTCTCGTGAATGAAGGACATGACGTATATATTCGTTTGGTGAAAGCAAATTGTGATTATGTTATTAAATATCATCACATGAGTGTTTACGAATGTGAAAATTCCTCGCTTGTACTGTTTATTGCACCTAAGAATATTCCTCCGCAGAGAAATATTATTAGTCATATTGCGAGTGAGGCTGATCACCTTGTGGCACCTTCCCAAATGATTATATACGATTTTATTAATGGAGATTTCGAGAGAAATCAAGTTGTGGCGAAAGTTCGAGACCATTTACATGTTCCAGCTAGTGAATACTTCGAAGAAGTAGATATACCATCAGTGTATCAATATAACTATGGTTATAAAGGTGCTTGTGGTAGTCTCTTAATTGGAGCTGTAGGTCCTGCAAAGATCTATGGTATTCACGTTGCTGGCATTGGCGCAAGTAATGGTAATATAGGTTATGCAGAACCTATAACACCAGAATGTTGCGAACTTCCAGAAGAAGAACCTGGACATGAAATGTTTTATGATGAAATTGAAGGCGTCGATACAACAATGAGTGATCCTAAAGCGATGATTGAAATTGTTCCAAATATTGAACCAATTGGAACTGTCCATAGAAGTTTAGCCGTGTATGGATCTAAGGAATCAGACAAAGTACCTACGATAATTCAAAATCAAATTTATCCGACAGGTTATTGTCCTGCTCCATTGGTAAAACAAAATGGAGTAGATCCGTTACAACTTGCTCTGAATAAGTACTCTAAGGTACCTTATTCTTTTGAACCCAAATTATTATCTGAATGTGCTGAAGATGTTAGTGATTTATTGATTACTTATTGTAGGCCAATCTTATCCACAAGACAACAGTGGTTATCAGATGAACAAATAATTAGTGGTGTGGACGGCTATGATTGTTACGGTGCTAGTAACATGCAATCGTCAGAAGGTTATCCATTATGCTTAGTGCGTAATAGACGAGATCCTCATTGTTTCAAATATTACTCAACTTTACCATCCGGCAAACAATGGTTATTTAAATTTGAAACTATCAATGGTAAAAGAAAATTCATTGAAATACATCCTATTCTCCGGGAAATATTAGATGAAGAACAAGCCATGCGAGAAAGAAATATTATACCACAATGTGTATATATTACTACGCTTAAAGATCAGGTTATTCCTATCGAAAAAGCAAGAGAAATGAAAAATCGAATTTTCTCTAATTCTCCCGTTCAAAATACCATAGCTACAAGAAAATTTTTTGGACAATGGCAAGCTGCTTATATCAGCAATCGCTTTAAAAATGAATCAGCAATTGGAATTAACCCAGAAAGTGATGAATGGACTACATTAACTTGTAATCTTGTCGCAAAAGGAAATAATTTTATAACTGGTGATTATAAAGCATTTGGTGATACATTAGCTCGCGATTGTATGTGGAAAGCTTATGATATTATTGAAGCATGGTATAAATTTTACTATGGTGAAGAAGAAGAATATCAATATTGTAAACAACAACGATATATGTTATTCATGACAATGTGTGAAGGAGTCCATCTTGCTAGGAATACTTTATTCCGAAAAATAGCAGGAATCCCATCTGGTTTTGCTTTAACCGTTGAGATAAATGATCTGGTCAATAAATTGTATTTAAGATACATGTTTTCCAAAATCACGGGCCTTGATGTTATACATTTTCGACGATTAACATATTTATGCACTTATGGTGATGATATGATTCTTAGTGTTGATGATAGTATCAAAGATTTATTAACCTTTAATAATCTTCAAA